GCCGACTCTACCAATTGGCCTACATGGGCAGTAATGGTGCGGAATGAGAGGGTCGAACTCCCGGCCAGATGCGTGTAAAGCACCTGCTCTACCACTGAGCTAATTCCGCAATGTTTTATTATCCGATTAATTCCGGACAAACGACTAGCGTTCCTGTTTGTGCTTCTTCTACTACTATTGGGTTTGGGCCGTTAGTTACAGCCCAACCATATGCAGTCTTAATGGAAAAAATGTCGGGGGTTTCTCCAGGTTTTAATTCTACAATTATAACATGGCCTTCAAATTCAATAGTCTGCCATACTGAATTAAATGCTACTAGAGTATTACTGTATTTTACTACTAAACATCTGTTCTGAAAATAACCTTGTATGTATGACTTTGGATCAGATCCCCAATCTAAAAAGAATTCAATCATGATTGGTTTCCAGTCAATTGTTTTGTATGGCGGCCTGTACCGGGATCGAACCGGTGTTCTTCTGCGTGACAGGCAGACGTATTAACCGCTTTACCAACAGGCCAATATGAATACGATGGAATAGTGAGAGACGGTAGCGACCCGTACCTCTTGCTAGTTTATGTGTTAAGACAACCAAGACTCTAACACAACCATCGTAACTTTTATCTTTCTACCTAGACGCCAACCATCTGGTATCGGATCATTCTTTTTAGCTTTTCGATTTTCTATACCGTTGGTGATCCAGACTGTTCCAAACTGTGAGTTTGAGTTGCCAGACTGTAAAACGGAATTGATTTCACCGATTTTCTTTTTCGTTTCATCTGAGTGGTTCTTTCCAGCAAAAGCCTTCGAATAAACAAAGTTTTGTCTTTTGGATAGATACTCTTTCTTAAATTCATGGTCGTTTGCAAGACGATTAGCAAAAGATTTACCGCCTTTTAACGCGTTATCTTTTCCGTTTGTTTTCCAACCGATGTTAGATTGGCCTGACCAATTAAGATAATTGAATCCGCCTTTGCCACCTTGGCAGATGTTATATGTATCGTCTCTTTTACAAAATTCTTCAGTAACTAATTCTGCTTCCTTAGCATTCATATCCATTTCGCTGTCAAACTGAAAGAGAATCTCTTTTGCAAAATTCTCGATTCCATGTTTAGCGATAGAATGCTTAAGATACTTTCCAGAACCCATATAACCATCATTCAAGTTTTTGGTTTGATGTTTTCCGATGTAGATCTTACCATCAAGAAGATTAGTGATCTTATAGATTGTGTAGAACATGATTCATACCGATAGTTTCATTGACATTACTATTTATATGAATCATGTTCTCTATGTGGACCCTAGGAGGATCGAACTCCTGACCTCCTGCTTGCAAGGCAGGCGCTCTCCCAGCTGAGCTAAGAGCCCAAATAATAACAGGATCGTTTTTGTCCGCTAAGACTATCATAACATTTTAGCGTTTTGGTTTGCTGAACCGATCCTTTAACTTTGGCGGGAGGATGGTAGAATCGAACTCCATACGGCTCCTAACCGTACCCATCGCTTTCAAGGCGAGTCCCGGCCCAGCCGAGTTAACCTCCCGTATATTGGCGGTCCCTGAAGGATTCGAACCCTCGACCCACTGCTTAGAAGGCAGTTGCTCTATCCAACTGAGCTAAGGAACCAATGAGTTCGGCTCTACCGGGTACTAGGCCGGCGATTTAACTGCATTTAAGACGGGCAGTACCATATTTTACATTATCAATTCATTTTTCTTCCTTTATTCCACCCTTCTGGAATAAGGTCATTTTTTTTGATTTTTTTTGATTCTATACCGTTTGTAACCCAATATGAACCATATTGAGAATTTTGTTGTCCTACTTGTTTCCCACTCATGGAATTACTTATTTTTTCTTTTGATTTATCACTATGTGTTCTACCGGTCCAGTCAGCTCTTGTCGATGAACTAAATGGTTTTAAAATTCCTAAACTCATAGCCAACTTAGTTTTTTCTGATATAATCTTTTTAGATTCTTCTTTATGCTTTTTTCCGGTAAATCTTGGAGTTAAGTTATGTTCGTTTATATAACCCCAGCCACCTTTGCCACCAGGGCAAAGATTATACGTATCTTCTCTTAAACAAAATTCTTGTGTGACCAATTCGGATTCTTTAACATTCATTTCTGATTCATTGTTGAACTGAAAAAGTATTTCTTTTTCAAAGTTATCTATTCCATACTTAGAAATAGCATGTCGAAGACGTTTACCAGAACCCATATAACCATCGTTTAAGTTTTTGGTCTGATGTTTACCTATGTAGATCTTGTCATTTATTTTATTTGTGATCTTGTATATAGTGTAGAACATGAAATGCACCTATAGTTTTACCTCTTCAGTACTATTTATACATTTCATGTTCTCTATGTAGGACCTATAGGACTCGAACCTATAACCGACCCGTTATGAGCGGGGGGCTCTAACCAATTGAGCTAAGGTCCCAAACTTGGTTGCGGTGGGGAGGACTCGAACCTCCGATCTCCTGGTTATGAGCCAGACGAGATGCCTCTTCTCTACCCCGCAATAATATTTGGCTCCCTGACGTGGGCTCGAACCACGGACCCGCTGATTAACAGTCAGCTGCTCTACTGGTGTCGTCTTAACTCTGTTTTCAGCTGAAACCCAACACGCTCCTCACCGCTAAGCAAGGTATGTCAAGAGTCTCATGTGAAAACAGAATTTCTTCTGTTTCTTTTCTAAATTGTCAAAGAGCGGTTAGTCATTCGTTATATTGTTAGTATAAACTGATTCTAACCGAATGTCAACCACTATTTTCAGCTGCACTGCTGTAATTGTTCACTACTCAGGAATTCCAGCCCTCAGCAATAACAGAATCGCCTACTTGCCACCCTACTGTATCAGTGCATGTGAAAACAGTGTTCTTTCGAACATCAAAGACCGAAGCAATCGCTTTGTCCCTGCTGTTTCAGATCCATTCTCGGTTTCCCTAGGATCGGATGAGTAAATTGTCAAAGAGCGTTTAATTAACTACAATTTCAATCTATACTGATTCTAAACTTTTGTCAACCATTAAAATAAAGAAACCCAGGATTTTCATCCTGGGCTACTTTGAGATAGATTTTACGTTCATCTATGTCGAAGTAGCCCATGCTCCTATTCTACCTAGGAGGCTATCATTTGTCTGGACTGGGGCCGATACGTGGAAGGAAAGCATGTTTCTCTCTTTTGTTTATAGATATTTATTTATATCTTTTCTCTTAAACGTCAAGGGGTTTTGAGAAAAAAGTTAGTGTTTCTGAAAATTTTTCCAAAAGAGGAACAGATCTTTCATACGCCTCGGTCTCCCACCATCTGTCTTCGTATGGAATGTGTGAATGTTCGTCCAAGATTCTTCCGAGTTCCTGAGTCATGTATTGTTTGACATGGATCATCTCGTGAGCTATCGTAATGAACACTCGACCTATGTCTCTGTTCAGAGTCTTTATGAGAATAAGATACGAGCCTTCGTCGACATCGATGCACTGACCAACATTCTCATCCATATCCTCGCTAACGATATCCAAACTACGAGGAAGAATCGAGAGTTCCTGGCAAAGGAACTCTACAAATTCTTTTGCGAGCCAATCATAACTATCATCGAGCTCGATGTTGATCATCATTTCCAGTCGTCTTCTTTTTGAAAGATATCCCACATGACCAGTTCTAGTTCATACGCCTCTTGCTCCCAAGGAGACTCGAAGTATGGTACATCGTATTCCTTTCCTAACCACCTCGAGGGTTGCGTACTATTTTCTGGAAGAACCAACATACCACGAATGAACTGACGAGCGTGAACCATCTCGTGAAACAGTGTTACTATGATCTTCTTCCTGTCCATCTTCGAGTTGATGAAGATCGTAACGCCGTCTTCATCATAGTCGCAGTAACCGCATCTATCGTGTTCGAACTTATCACTAAAGTCTATCTCTATATAGTCGTCAAGGTCAAGAAACTTCGAAGCGAATAGGATAGCGCCGTCTATGAGTTGATCCGATATCTTTTTTGGTTTATCGTATGTGACGTAGTACATTATGCGATCTCTTCGAGGTCTTTAATGAACTGTTGGTCAGGAGTCGTACGAGTCCAATACTTATGTTCTTTCTCAGCTTCAGCGATCTCCTGCTCGAGCTGCTTAACCATCTCATCGGTAAGACTCAAGATGTTGATCCGTAGCAGTCTATTGATGTCGTCTTCGGAGATAACATCGGTGTGAGTGGTGATCTGTTTACCAACATCATCCTTGGTCTTGTTCTTGAACTCGATCTTATTGTCGAGAACAGCCTGAATGAACTGCATCTTTACGTATAGCCAACGCTTCAGTTCAGAGATCTCTTTCTTACGAAGATCTATGCGCTTTTGCAAGATCTCCAAACGAAACTTACAGAAGTCACGAATGAGTTCGCGTTCGTCGGTATACTCTCGAAGTTTGCCGTTCTGGTCGATAACCGTCAGGTTCTCGCTCATTGGTTTACTAAGCTTGAAGTTCTTGACGATCTTTTCGTCCGACCAGTTTGCAGAAGTATTCTGCTTGAGTTTTACTTCAAAACGAAAACCGGTTTTGTCGCAGAGATCATCATAACCAACGATCTCATCTGACTCTTCGAGGTCGTCGAGAACCTTTACATACGACTCTCGATCAAACCCGTAAGGAACTTCAGTAATCAGAATAACGGTCTTGCTCTTGCGTTCAAAGACACCGTTGCAATAATACCGATTCTCATCTGCGTTGTAAACAACGGTTCCGGTAAACTCTGGAAACTTCACTGGAAGCTTCTTCGTTATATTACCATACATAAGGAATTCACGACAGGCACCAGAAAGTGCGTCTGGGTCACGAGGAAGAATGTTTGTTGCGAACCCTGTTGCAATTCCTTTGGTTCCGTTCACCAGAACCAACGGAATGACTGGCAGATAGAAGGCAGGAGGCTCGTGTTCTGGATCCTCGTGAGCGGGTGAGATGTCTAGATCCTTGATGTACTTATCAAAGTTCTTATGAAGACGAGTATAGACGTAACGAGGAGCACCTGCATCCTGAACCAGACGAGTACCAAACGATCCTCGACCTTCGATGAGGCAGATGTTGTTGTTCCAAGTGGCGGCCATAAGCTGACCGGAACCAGCAGCACTAGCCTCACCGTGGTTATATCCATAGTCGCTGATGATACCGGAGATCGCGCTTACCTTCTTGAAGTCGCTCTTCGAGTTGAGAATCGAAGAGTACAGATAGAAGCGCTGAACTGGTTTTAAACCGTCGATCATATTTGGAATGGCTCGAGCTTCGACCGTATACATAGCGAACGATTTCCATTCGTTCTTGGCTACAGACGAGATTGGGTATTCCTTTTTATTCACGAGTGATTCCTTTTCCTTACTCTTTTCCATTATATCATCAACAAGGAAATCTGTCAACTGTGTCATGAGAACATGAACTCCTTTCGCGGTGCCGAGTCATCACCAAACATCATTTGGAAATAGGAGGCATCGTCCACGGTAACTACATCGTACACTGGAGTATTGATGATCCGATCGTACTCTTCTTCTGTAAGACTACCCAGACCCTTGATGTAACGATGTTTCCATCCTGTCTGTTTCGTTTTGAATTCCGTGGCGTCTTCATACGTATAGAACCAACGGACTTCCTTACCATGAGTAGAGATCATGATCGGAGTACGTGTAATGTACACTCGCTTCTCTTTGAGGAGCCGCGGCCAGAATTTGTAAAAGAACGCAATCAGCAGAGGAGAGATA